ACAACCCCACCGAACAAGTAACGTGCAGGCGCATTGTTAGGGGTAATCTTTTTACCTGCGTAACCACGAATAGATAGCGCAAGTCGTCCGGACTGCCTGGGTGCAAGGTGAGTGGCGCGTTGAGCAACAATAAGAGCTGCTTGCTTGACCCACTTTTGGAACTCGTTTCGCTCGAGTCCCATCTCTTTCAGTTTTCGTGCCACACCGTTCGGTCCGTAGAGTCCAGCGATGTACGCGCTACCACTTTTGCTCGTGGCAACGCGCACACCGTAGACACTGTCGGCCATGTTAGACCGTGGCGAGAACGGGTGCGCCTACGACCTCGAAGCGAACGCCAGACCACGAAAAAGTGCCATCGGCGGACGCATCGCCCCCGAATGGTAGACGGCCTTGGGCACAAATGCGGAGAGTACCGGTGAACGTTGATGCCAGAGCCGTTGAGCTGGTGAGAACGAACGGAACTTCATCTCCTGCGTTGTTCCAGCAAACACGCCAGAACGAAGCAAGGTCAGTTGAAGTGATACCCGACAGTTCAATGAACCAGTCACTCGACCCGCCTTCGGCTGCCGACGCGAAAGTCGTGACATCGGTTGATGCTTCCTCGGACTGAAGCATGATGCTCGAAAGGTCGGCGCTGTAATCGTCACCGTCGACCGTGATAGTGATGGAGTTCGCTTTTACACGATTGACCATGATTTATTTCCTTTACAGTTGTGTGTTTTGTTTGACCGTGATGGTCGCACCCAGATAAACACCGGTCGGTATTTCAACCGATGTCGGCTGACCTACTTCGGCGGCGTACATGCCAGGAGCGTTGTAGATTGCGGTGAGAACGGTTTCGACCGTCTCATCGAGGGCTTGAGAGATGACAATGTTTGTACCGGTTGCCGCGATAATCTCGACATCAAATGAGACGACGAATTCGCCAAAAACTTCACCGCTGACGATCCAGTCACCCGAGGGGACCATGACGGCCATCGGTGGGACTGCTCGGTCGGGAATCTCCGCATAAGCGCGCACCCCTGCTGTCTCAAGTACAGCGAGGAGTGCGGCGCGTGCTTCGGAAATCATGCGAACGAATATCCGTTGATGATGGGGTTGAGCAGTGGGTAAGCGCCGACGAGTGGGTCTCTGGCCACTCTCTGTGTTGTGGTTCCGTCAAACGTCGCAAACTGTGCGATGCCGTTCGGTGCAGAGCGCCGGTTGAACAGTTCCTGACCAACCTCGAGTCTGGCGCGGTCATAAACATCATTCGGAACATCACGGTCGCGGATGTATGCGTTGACGAGCGTTGTCGCTTCATCCCAGCATTGTTCTACGAAGGTGTCATCGGCGGATGCGGAGTTCACATACGCTTTGAGGTTGTTCCATGTCATGGCCACGCCAGTCTCCTAGAGGTTATTACGGGGTCTGGTCGATGGGGATGATGAACGCAGGGTACTCGTCAGCGGTGGCCGTGTAGGTCGAGAGCGAGAACTGCTCCGACAGGTTGACGGCGTTTTCCTGCGAGAGACGAAGTGCTCCCGAGGTGTACTGACGGAGAGCGAGCGATGAAACGAATGCGCACTCGTCCTTGTTCGTGTAGTCCAGTCCAGCGTCCACGATGATTGGGATGCCTGCGATTGATCCACGGAGTCCCGAGGGGTTTGCCGAACCGACAGCACCAAGGGCTTCACCCGAGAACGAGATAACCGGGGTTCCGTCGAGAGCGAGCAAGTCCTTGAAGGTGGCCTTGTCGACAACGAGTGCGTCAATCTGGACACCGTTGGGCTGGAAGTACGTTGCAGCTGCGTCAGCGAGTCCGCCAACCCATCCGTCGTACGTCAGTGCCGAGAGCGTGACCTTGTTGCCAGCGGTGAGCTGTGCAAGGACAACGGCTTGGTACTTGACACGGAGCAAGCGTCCGAGTGCGTTTCCGAGGGCGATTGCCTGACCACGGAGAACCGAGTTGAGGTAGTCAACCGAAGAACGGTCGATGACCTGACGCGAAAGCGACGAGTGCGATCCGACCGTGATGATTGGCTCGCTCGAGGTTTCGAGGTTCAGCTGGTAGTAGCCAAGGTCTTCACCTTCGCCGGGCTGCTCGTCGGTTCCATCGGTGATGGAGTCGACCTGCGCGAACGTGATGGTCATTCCGGTGGGAGGTGTAACACCCGTGCCGAATACGGAGCCGAGAGGGTTAGCCTGTGCGACGAGACGGATGAGGTCTACGTCGATGGGGGTGGTGATGCTATCCGTTGTAGTAGCCCCGGTGAAAACTCTGTCGTACATCTTAACAGCGTTTTCGTCGTTGCTGACGAGTGCTTGGAGGAAGTCTCCAGCGGTGCGGTAGCTCAAAGCGGCTGCTTCGACGTTGCCGAGGTCGGCGATTTCTCGCTCAACCATTTCAATGCGCTCACGAACTTCGGCGAGTTCGGGAGTCAGGTCACGGATTTCATCCATGATTTCTCCTTTTTGTTCAGCCGATACAGGGATGTCCTGTTCGGGTTCGTCACGCAATTCGGTGACAGTCGCTCCCTCATACCAAGGGAACGAAACTAGTGAGACTTCACGCACGTAGGCATCGGTGACGATGCGGTTGCGTTCTTCGTCTGTGGTGGATTTGCGCATAAGGAAGCCAACGCTGAACCGGTTGAGGACGTTGTCTTCAAGGAGCGTTATTGCGTCGAGTCCTCTCTGCGTGGCACTTATCTGAGCAACAATCTCAAAGCCTGCTTCGGTGTGACGGCCTTCAATAATGCGACCGATTGGTTCTGACTTGTCGTGTTGCCACATCAGTTTCGCTTCGGGGTCGAGCGTGACCGAGTCCCGGGCGAACATTTCGCCATTCTCGAGCGTGCCGTAAGGGACAGCAATGCCGGCGACTTCCCGCTTGTCCTTGTCAGTGAGACGGAACTCCATCTCACGGGTCTCAAATTGTTCCATTGGTGGCTCCTAACAGTGGCGCGAGCTTCTCGTCCTCACGGACTTCATCGATTGTTTTGAAGCCTGCTGCGATTGCGATCTGGTGGGCTTGGTAGCGGGTAAGTGTGTCGTTGCGGAGAAGTGCGTCGATGTTCATGCGTGCGTCGGTTCCGCGTGGGAGCAGAGCGCTCATGGCTTGCTCGATTTCGACGTAGTAGGCGGAGAGCGAGTACCGGGTGAATGCGATCTGTTCTTGTTCGACGTTTGAGTAGGTCATGCTCGAGCCGGCTTCGGCGAGCATCATGTTTGCTGGAATCCCTAGGATGCGGCAGACCTGAGAAGTGTTCCACTGCTGAACCTCAACAAACATCGCGTCGCGTGGGTTCAGGAACAAGTTCTGAATCGACAACTCGGTAGGTGCCACCACACTGCCACCAGTCTGCGCGTTGCGCAACGACTCGGCAATATCAATTAGCGTGTCAGGCGAGACGGGAACCTTCGGCGAAACAACCTGCGCAGCCATCCCCGAATCCGAGAACCACTTCGAAGCAAAGTCGCGAGTATCCTTCGAGTTGCGCAGCTCCGCTTGACAAGCCTGAATTGGGCCAAGGCCGTAAAGGTTGCCGGGCATTGCAAGCATCTTGAGGTGCTGAATCTCATTAGGTGTGTATTCGGTAGTACCCCGATAGGTGTACCCGGTGAGTTCTCCGCTATCCGTCGACTCAATCAGAATGTCGAATGGGTTCAGCACTTCAAGTTTCACAGTCTCGCCGCGACCGTTGCGCGAGATACGCCAGTAAGCGTTTCCGGCCACAGCCATTGAGTTGACAGTACGCGCCATAAACTCGGCACGGGTTATCTTGTCATCCGGTTGCTTTACCCACAACGGTGTCGACTCGAGCCGAACATCGTCACGGTAAAGGTGCACACCGATCTGCTTGATTGCGTTCGAGAGAATTGAGACACCACGGTAGACGGCAGCGATGCTCACCGCTTCGACAGGTGCAACACCGGCAGAAGCCCGGGGTGGTGGCACGATTGATGATCGCGTTGTCAGTTCGGTGCTGAATTCGGACGCGACTGAACGCACCGTCTCGATTGCTCGGAACG